CGATGCGTGGTAAGAAAGGTGATACGCTTCATATTCCTAGCCCCACTCGTGGTGCAGCATTCGCTAAAGCAGCTAACACTGCTGTTACGATTCAGGCGAACGTTGAGTCTGAAGTGCAAGTTAGTATTAACAAGCACTATGAATACTCACGTTTGATTGAGGACATCGTTGAGGTTCAAGCACTAGCTTCTCTTCGTCGTTTCTACACTGAAGATGCTGGTTATGCGTTGGCTACTCAGGTTGACTCTGATCTGATCCAGATCGGTCGTCTCTTCAATGGCTCTCACGCTGCTGGCGCTACTGGCGACTACAGTGTTGCTGGTACAACCACTGCCTATATCGGTGGTGATGGTACTACAGCTTTCGTTGGCGGTGCTGGTGCTGGTAACGCAACTGCATTGACCGATGCTGCTATTCGTCGTACGATCCAGCGCCTTGATGATGCTAACGTACCTCAAGATGGTCGTTACTTGGTTATTCCTCCTGTTGCTCGTAATACCCTAATGGGTCTTGCTCGTTTTACCGAACAAGCCTTTGTTGGTGAGCAAGGTGGCAACAACACCATCCGTAACGGTCAGATCGGTGATGTGTATGGTGTTAAAGTGTTTGTTAGCAGCAATGCTGACACTGCTTATGCTTCGTCCGGTACTGCTCCTCGTGCTTGTTTGATGTTCCACAAGGATTCAATGGTCCTTGCAGAGCAGATGGCTGTTCGCTCACAGGCTCAGTACAAGCAAGAGTACCTTGCTACGCTATACACTGCTGACACGCTGTACGGTGTTGCAGAGCTTCGTAATGATGCTGGTATTGCGCTTATCATCCCTAGCTAATAAAAGCTAAAGAGGGGCTGCTTCGGCAGCTTCTCTTTTATATAGAGGTTACTATGGTCACTTTTAGATGTAGATGGTCAAACAATTTAATGAATGTTGAGTATGAGTACGACATTGAACAAATGCGTAAGCATCCTGACTATGAAGAAGTTAAAGAACAAGTAAAAGAAGAATCAAAAGAAAAGGTCACGAAGAAGCACTCTAAAGAGGATTAATCGTGTCAAACTATACAAAGACCACTAACTTTGCTGCTAAGGATTCTCTACCTTCTGGTAATCCAGCTAAGATTGTCAAAGGTACGGAGATCAACACAGAGTTTGATAACATTGCAGTTGCTATTGCAACTAAGCCAGAAACAGGTGTTGCTAATACTTTTACAGATCTACAGACCTTTAGTGGTTCTTCAAGTGTAGCTGCTATTGCCTTCCCTAATGCAAAAGAAGTGGTCACTGTTTCTGCAACAGCGGCTACAGGAACAATCAACTACGATGTAACAACACAGTCTGTGTTGTATTACACATCTAACGCATCAGCTAACTGGACTCTTAATGTCCGTGGCTCTTCAGGCACATCCCTAAATACCTTACTATCTACCGGACAATCCGTTACCATTGCTTTCTTGGTTACTAACGGTGCTACAGCTTATTACCAAACAGGGTTTCAAGTAGATGGTAGCTCTGTAACACCTAAGTGGCAGGGCGGATTAGCCCCTGCTTCAGGAAGTGCTAGTTCTATTGATGTATATGTAATCACCATTATTAAAACAGCAAGTGCTGCGTTCACTGCATTAGCTTCACAAACCAAGTTTGCGTAAGGAACTACAATGCCTTTACTTGAAACAATAGGCGCAGGTTCTGTTAGGGGTTTTGGTTATTCAAACCAGCCTTCTGTTGTGGGGCAGCAATTATTTACAAGTTCAGGTAGTTTTACTGTTCCTGAAGGAGTTACTACTATTTCTGTTGTTGCTGTAGGAAAAGGCGGTAATTCAGGTAACGGTGATGGGACAGGAGGTGATGTTCATACAGGAGGAGCCGGTGGTGGTGGTGCGTTAGCTTATGTTAATACTATTTCTGTCACACCAGGAGAAATATTAACAGTAGTTATAGATACATCTGAATCATCCTTAAAACGATCAACTACTAAGCTTGTTGCTGCGGGAGCAGGATCAAACGGGGCTGCTGGTGATTCTGGAGCAGACGGAACAGGTGGTGCTGGTGGTGTAGTTATTGTAGGTACTGGTGGTAACGGAGCAAGTGCCGGTGGAAACGGCAGAAGAGGTGGTGGCGGCGCTGGTGGTTATGTTGGTAACGGTGGTTCTGGTGGCGGAAGTCAGGTAAACGGATCAGCGGGTGCTACAAATTCTGGTGCTGGTGGCGGTGGTGCTGGTGGTGGTGATTATGATTCAGGGGCGTATAGATATTATGTAGGAGGAGGCGGTGGTGGAGGTGTTGGTATTCTTGGCTTAGGATCAACAGGAGCTGGTGGTATATGGAACTCCAGTAATGGGTCGGGCGGAGGAGGCGGTGGCGGCTCTAATGGAAATAATGGGAGCACAGCGACAGGAACGTCAGGAGGGAACGGCGGGTTATATGGCGGTGGTGCTGGTAGTGGTGGGTTTCTTTATAGACTATCTGATGGGTATCAATTTGCTGTTGGCGGCTCTTCAGGACAAGGCGGAGCTGTTCGTATTATTTATCCAGGAACCTCAAGAGTATTCCCTTCAACAAACACAGGAAATATGTAGGAAACAGTTATGTACTATGCTAAAGTTAAAGGCAATCAACTTATAAAATATCCGTATACTTTCCCTGATCTACAAATAGACAACCCCTATACTAATTATTCGTTTGATTCTGATTTTGTAAATATTTTCCCACACACCGAAGAAGCTACAATAAAAGGATGTAAGTTAGTAGAGGTTGTTGAAGACTTCTTACCACTTTACAACAATAAAACACAAAAGTTAATAGCATTACAACCTATACTAGAAAACAATAAGTGGATTAAAAAATGGTGTGTTGTAGACAAAACAAAAGAAGAAATTGATAGTGAGTTTGAAGAGCAAAGTAGTAAAATACGAAGCCAACGCACTCAAAAGCTCAAAGATTCTGATTGGACACAAGTAGCTGACGCTCCAGTTGATAAAAATGTATGGTCTACTTATAGACAGTTACTAAGGGAAATACCTTCCCAAACTGGTTTTCCTTGGGATGTTCAATGGCCTATAGAGCCTTGAGTAAATCATGGCTCTACAAGCTGATGAGCAAGTAAAGCAACTAGGTGATGCCATATCAATCCTTACAGTTGTGGGGACATTAGCAGAACTTCTACCGGCTATAGCAGCAGTGTTAACGATTATGTGGACTGCTATACGTATATGGGAGACAGATACAGTGCAGTGTATGTTTAGACGTAACAAGGAGAATAAAAATGCCAATGGTAGCGAATAAGAAGTTTCCTTATACAGCTAAAGGTAAGAAAGAAGCTGAAGAGTATGCATCAAAGAAAGCAAAGAAGATGCATGAAAAGAAAGAATCTAAGTCTATGAAGGCCAAAGAACGTAAGATGGGTTATCCGTCATGAAACCTAAACCCGCTAAAGTACGTAAAGTTATGAAGGAGTACAAAGAAGGTACACTTCATAGTGGTAAAGGTGGTCCTGTAGTTAAGTCGCGTAAACAAGCAGTTGCTATTGCTTTGTCTGAAGCTGGTATGTCTAAGCCTAAGAAGAAGAAATGAAAAAAGATTCAAGGCTGGAAAGAGCGGGAGTCTCTGGATATAATCAACCTAAAAGAACACCAGGACATCCTACCAAGTCTCACATTGTTGTAGCAAAGGACGGTGATCAAGTTAAGACGATTCGGTTCGGTCAACAAGGTGTTAAAGGTTCTCCTGAAGGATCTGCAAGGAACAAAGCCTTTAAAGCTCGCCACGCAAAAAACATTGCTAAAGGTAAGATGTCAGCGGCCTTCTGGGCTGATAAAATTAAATGGTGATCTAAATGGCTACATTCTTAGATTGTGTAAATGGTGTTCTTAGACGGATAAGAGAGACTGAAGCAGTTTCAGTAACTGATACAGCATACGTTAAACTTGTCAGTGACTTTGTTAACGAAGCTAAAAGAGAAGTTGAAGATGCTTGGAGCTGGTCTGTTCTTAGAACAACTAAGACAATCTCTACAGTCAGTGGCACACAGAATTACGAGATACCAGGAACAAACCCTAGATCAAGATTGTTAGTTGTTTATGTTCCTTCACTGAAAAGAGATCTTTATCAAGCATCACAATCACAGATGCATGAGTGGACTAACTTACAAGGAACAACAAACGGAGATCCTCAAAACTTCTCTATTGGAAATAGCACAGCATCTACAGGTGTATTGACTATTGATCTATGGCCTGTACCTACATCAGTATTGTCCGTTAAGGTAGATTGTGTTGTCCCACAAGCAGATTTAGTTAACTCAACAGATACACTCTATGTACCATCAGAATTAGTTATTCAAGGTGCTTACTTACGTGCTATCAATGAGCGTGGTGAGGACGGTGGTCGCTTAAGTGATCAGCAAGCAGACCTATACAGAAAAGCATTAGCAAGCTACATAGCCATTGAAGCAGTAAGATACGATGATGAAACTACTTGGGAGGCTGTGTAATGGCCTCAGAACTGTTGTCAGTAAGTATCGTAGCTCCTGGCTTTGCTGGTCTTAATACACAAGATTCTTCCATAGCACTTACAAAAGACTACGCTTTAAGAGCTGACAACGCTGTTATTGATCAGTTTGGTCGTATAGCAGCTAGACAAGGTTGGGTTAAAGTCAACACAACATCAGGCTTTGCTGGTACAGAGCCTACGCTTATCCATGAAGTTATTAAGATAGATGGTACAACACAGTTAGTATCCATTGGTGATAAGAAGATATTCACCGGAACAACAACACTTACTCAAGTTTACGCTGATGCTACATGGACCGCTAGTAACTGGAAAGCAGTTAACTTCAACGGACATACGTACTTCTTTCAACGTGCTCATGATCCTTTAGTGTATGACCATGCATCAAATACTTGGACAAAGGTATCAGCACATCCTAACTACTCAGGAACAGTACCATTAGGTAATGAAGTATTAGCTGCTTATGGTCGCTTATGGGTTGCTGATACAACCACCGATAAAACAACAGTTACTTGGTCGGATACCTTAAGTGGTGCTAAGTGGTCTGGTGGTGCTGCTGGTTCTGTTAACATAGAAAACATCTTAACAAACGGTACTGATAGTATTGTTGCTTTAGCAGCCTTTAACGGTTACTTAATCATTTTCTGTAAAACAACTATCGTTATCTACTCAGGTGCTGATGTAGACCCTGCTGCTGATCTTAAGTTAGTTGAGGTTATTGATGGCGTAGGCTGTATTGCCAGAGACTCAGTACAAGATGTCGGTACGGATATGTTCTTCTTGTCTGATTCAGGTGTTAAGAGTCTTGCTAGAGTTATTCAAGAAAAGTCAAACCCTATCATTGACATATCTAGAAATGTTAGGGATGATTTAATTTTAGCTATAGCGGGTAACAACGACAATAGTCTTATAAAGTCAGTCTACTCACAGAAACAAGGTTTCTATCTACTATCTTTTCCATCATTAGGACTACTGTATTGTTTTGACTTAAAGACAAGGCTACAGGATGGTGTTTGTAAAGCAACTTTATGGACATTAACACCTAAAGCTTTTTGTTCGTCTGTATCAAGATCATTGTACTTTAGTCGTCCAGGGTACATTGCTGAATACTCTGGTTATTCAGACAACGAATCATCTTATCGTTTTGTTTACTATAGTTCTTACTTAGATGCTGGTAACGCATCATTGTTGAAGATACTTAAGAAAATTACATTGTCAGTTATCGGTGCTGGTGGAACCCCTGTATTCTTAAAATGGGGTGTAGAGTATACACAGAACTATCAAAGTACCTTACTACCTGAACTTAGTTTATCATCTCGGTCAGAATACAACGTAGCTCAGTACAACATAAGCGAATACAACAGTTCGAACACATCAACTAACTTTATACGATCAAACATAGGCGGTAGTGGTAAGGTGTTTCAGATTGGTATTGAAGCTGACATACTTAATGACTTGTTGTCAGTACAACAAATGGATATTTACTTCAAAACTGGTAGAACAGCCTAAGGATAACGGAGTTTAATACAATGTTTACAGAAGCACAAATAATGGCTATGCTTCCTCCTAACTGGTCTCAGTTGGGCGCTAGTGCTAAGGTGCAGTTTTTCAAAGACAAGGGAGTATCTGTAGATAATTTACTCCAGGCTGGTATGATTAGTCAGGCTGACGCTCCTTGGTTCATTAGTCAGGGACTTACAGCCAGTCCTTCTTTAATGACTGTTGCTAATGTACCAGAACAAGACTTAAACACAATTAGATCAGCAATACTTAACAATGATACTAAAAGTGGTCAATCCGTAGCTGCTTTAGCACAACAGTATGGGTTGTCAGAAAAAGATCTAGCATCAGTTGCTAACATCCCTGTTAATGAACTAAATCAATACTTTAGGGATTCTGGTATTCCTTTAGGAACAATGCTAACAGGTACTGTACAAAGAACGTTCGGTACTGAAGGTAACATAAGACAGTTAGACAAAGGTGAAGATGTAGGCACAGAACAAGTTATAGGTACACAAGACGGTAAACTACTGGTTCAGCAATATGATGCTTACGGACAACCAACAGGTACTCGTTTGTCTGATCCTAACCCATCAGACGCACAAGGGTGGTTACAGGCTCTAGGTGTTGTTGGTAGTGCTGTCGGAGCAGGAAACCTTGTTGACTCATTGTTCGGAGGTGCGGGCGCAGGCTCAAGTTTAGCTGTTGCAGGTGTTGAAGGTGCTGCGTCCCAAGCAGCAACTACTGCTTATACCAACGCATTAGCAGCCACAGGAAGCACTGAACTGGCTTCTATTGCTGCTGATGTTTCATCAGGTAACGTAGCTGCTGGTCTACCCGTAGCTGACGCTGTTTCTGCTGGTTTAGCTTCTGCTACTGATGCCGCTGCCACAGGTGCTGTATCTTCTACAGGAAATATTGTAGGTGGTGGTGGTAATGTTGTTAGTGCTGGTGTTACACCACAAGGCCTAGCAACAACACCAGGAGGCTTGCTTAGTAACCCTAGCCTTGCTGTTGGTGGTGTTGAGGGTGCTGCATCACAGGCTGCTACAACAGTACAACAAGCAGTAACTAATGCAGGGGGAAGTCAAGCAGCAGCTAACGTAGCCTCTAATGCTGCTATACAAGCAACACTAACAGGCGCTGATGTAACCAACGCTGTGGCACAGGCTCTACAATCATCAGGGTTTTCTGAACTAGCTCCGTCAGTTGTTAATTCAATGTCGTCTGTTGGGGCTGGTATTGGAAACATTGGTACTAACCTAGGCACTGGTTTAGGTAATTTAGGTACTAACCTAGGAACTGGTTTGGGTAACATTGGTACTAACCTAGGTCAAGGTTTAGGAACTGGTTTAAGTGAAATAGGTACTAACCTAGGTCAAGGTATTGGTAATTTAGGTACTAACCTAGGTCAAGGTTTAGGAACTGGTTTAAGTGAAATAGGTACTAACCTAGGAACCGGAATAGGTAATATTGGTACTAGTTTAGGTACAGGTCTAAGCGAAATAGGCAGTAATCTTGGAACTGGTATAGGTAATCTAGGCACAGGATTGGGAAATATTGGAACTGGTTTAGGTGCTGGTTTAAGCGAAATAGGCACTAATTTAGGAACTGGGATAGGTAATTTAGGTACAGGATTAGGTAACATTGGTTCTAGCTTAGGCACAGGCTTAGGTTCAATAGGAACTGCTTTAGGAACTGGACTAGGTGGTTTAGGTACAGGTATTGCTCAAGGGTTAGGCCAAGGGCTTGGTAATATAGCTTCTTCTCTTTTTAGTGGTATTACTAATGCTGTTTCTAGTGTTGCTAACACAGACGCTCAGAATGTCTTAGGTAATCTTATCAGTTCTGGTGCTAACTTAGCAATGGTTAACGATGCTGCTCAGAAGCTTCGTGAACAAGGTAAGATAACACAAACTGAATACGCTAATTTAGCAACTAATATTGGTGGTAAGTATGATGCTTTAGGTAAACAAGCATCAGAGATGATTGGTAACTTTACACCTTACGGTGTTACTAATTCCTTGTTTGGTACTTCTTACGATCCTAAGACAGGTGCTGTTAATACAGCATTGACTGAAGATGCTCGTCAGATGTATAATCCGTTTGCTCAAGCAGCTATGCAGTCTGCACAGGCTGCAAACATGACTAACGTAGATCAGTTAAGCAGGGATTATTACAACAAGTTATCTGCGTTGTCTGCTCCAGAGACTGAACGTCAACGATTAGCTACAGAGGCTAGGTTACGTGCTCAAGGTAGATTGGGTGTAAGTGGTTCTGCTTATGGTGGTTCTTCACCAGAATTGTTAGCTCAAGAACAAGCTATAGCTCAACAACAGTTACAGCGTGAACTACAGTCTAGACAGGCTGCTTTAGGAGAACGTGGTACGTTAATCAATCAGGGTGTTGCTGCTTTGAGTCCTTTAGAAAGGCTAACACAACAACAGTTAGCACAAGCTCAGTTGTCAGGTAATTTAGGTCAACAACAGATGGCTGGTAACATAGCTAGAACACAAGCTTTCTTACAGCCATCAATGGCAGGTCTTTCACAACAAGCTAACTTACAAAGCATGGGATTGGCAGGTAACTTACAAGCTCAACAAGAAGCCTTAGCTGGTCTGTTAAGTTCTAGGCAGAATGTAGCTAATCAAGTGCTAGGAACAAGCGGTACAACAAGGTCTGGTGGTTTGTTAGGCGGTCTATTAGGTAATGTTTTAAACCCCAATGCTGCTGGTAACCTAAATACTACTGGCTTCGGTACTGGACTAGGTTACGGTAATCAAGATATTGGTTTGTTTATCTAAGGAACAATAATGGCACAGCAACAAAGTCTATTTGGTCCCAGCATCTATGATATTCAACAACAACAGATGCAGCAGGATCAAGCTAATGCACTAGCACAGGCTCGGTTAACACCTTACCAGAGTATAAGAGCTGGTATGGGTATGGCTGGTACACAAGCAGGTAGATCTATTGCAGGATTGTTCGGTGTGGAAGACCCACAACTAAAACAAGCCTCTGCAAGAGAAGAGTTAAAAAGAGCAGTTAACAGTCAGTGGGATGGACAAGACCCTGTAGAAGCTTATAAGATTATGGCTAGAGAGGCTTCTAGGTTGGGGCTAACACAAGAGGCTTTAGCTGCTGCTGCACAGGTTAAAGCTGCTGAAGAGTCTAAGGCTAAGACTGAATTAGGTAAGATGAAGACAGAGGCTGATATAGGCTTGACACAAGCTCAAACAGAGGCTTCAAAGAAAACAACGGAAAGAACTACTGAAGAATTTGATTATAGAAAATCTCAGAGAGCTATAGAAGAAGCTATTAAAGAAGCTAATTTAGCAGCTACTATAAAAACTAACGAAGCTAAACAGATTCAATATGATGCTGCTAAGTTAGCACTTGATAAAGCTAAAGCAGAGTTTGAAGCTATGCCTGAAGGATTTTATAAGGATAGGTATAAATTACAACTTGAAGAGTTAAGAGCTAAAGTTAATGCAACAAAAGCTTTAGCTGATTTCCGTGGAAAACAAGCTACAAAGACAAGTGATACACGTAGACGTAGGATGGCTGAAACACCTATTAAAGATGATATGGGTAATACTATAGGTAAAGCTGTTATGTTTGATGATGGCACTGTAGAAAGGTTTTTTGGCAATGAAACTGAACAACCAGACGTGGACACACAAACAGCTAGGGGTATGACACCAAACTCTAGTAATATATTGGAGCAGTTTAAGCAACCGCTTCTTGCAGAAAAGAAACGTAGAGAAGAGGAACGTAGGAAACAACAACCTGGAGCTAAATAATGGCTATCGGACCAGAAGCGCTCAAGCTTCTTTCTGATGCTGACTTAGATGCTCTCATAGCTGGTGATGTCCGCAAAGTATCAGATCAAGCACTGAACTTCCTCACTGGTGACATCGGTGCTGGTGAGGCTTTCCTAAGAAACGTAGAACGTGGTTTCACTGCTTCGATGCGTGGAGCAGGACAGCTTATCAGACAAGCAGCTCCGTCAGCCTTTGAACAAACTGTAGCTCCTTCATCGCCTGAAGAAGTACAGCTACCACAGTTTACAGAAACTCCTGATGTAGAACGTGAACGTCAAGCAAGGATGGCTAGAGAGGTACGTCCTGTAGCAGGCTATGGTGGTCTTATCACTGGTGCTGTAGCTGATCCTCTAAACCTTATTCCAGTAGCTAGAGCAACTAACGTAGCTAGGGGTATTGCTGGTGGTGCTACAGCAGGTGCATTAGCTGGGGCTTTAGAACCTACCTTCCAAGAGTTCGGAGATTCTAGGCTACAGAATATCGCTGTTGGTACTGCTTTTGGTGGTGCTGTTGGTGGCGTTATCGGTAAGTTATTCGGTAAAGAGATTGATAATATCTCTAAAGGTTTGAAGACTACTGATGAAGTAAGTCCTACATCAACTGCTGCTGTAGAACAACCAACAACAACAACACCAGCTACCTTTGAATCTCCTGAAGTACAGCGTATCATTGAAGAGCTAGGATCTACTGGTGCTGTACCTAGACAAGCTGCATTGCTATCAGAGCAACCACCTAGGATGGGGTTTGCTGAGTTTATGCAGCGAGAACAGGCTAGAGTGGCTCCAGGAGAAGCTACACAGCAAGAAGCTGCTTTACTACGTCCTCTTGCTGAAGAGCCTCCTACAGGCCCTACAGGGCTTGCTAGAGTCATGCAGATGGAGCAACAAAGACTTGCTGATGAACAACCTAATGTCGGTGCTTTACTAACTAAAAGATCAGACGATTACTTTACACAGACTGCTAGAGTTGCTGACGAAGGTATATCAACACCGAAGGTACAGCAACTAGCAAAAGATACTGGACAAGATATTCGCACTGTGTTAAAAGATGTTAAGGCTAGTGATGATGTTCTTAAAGCTTTAGACGAAGCTAACATCCGTCAATTACCTAAGACATTTGATGAGGCGTTAGATGTACTAGAGAATACGCCTTCGCTAAGGAGAATACTAGATGCGTGTTTGTAATGCAGAAGCTGTCATCAGGGCTGTTGTACCACGTTATAAGTGGCAAGACTTGTCCGAAGCACAGCGAGAAAAGATATTTAGACTTGGTCCTGAAGCGTCTAAACACATCATGGAACGTGGAGATACCTTAGATGGTTTAACCATGAGAGATGTTTATGACAGTATAGGCGAACAGTTCCAACAAAGGATGAATGCAGCATCAAGGAATGTTGTACCGGACAAGAAAGTTATTGATAGTGTTGACAAGTTCTTATCAAACAAAGATGTAGGATTTGCTGGTGATTGGGTTAAGACAGCGTGGTCTAAAGGTAAAGCATTTAATGCTGAAGAATTAGAAGTAGCTGCTAGAGGTTTCTCTCACGCAGTGAATACTGCTAATGATTCTGCGTTACTGAAGTTAGTAGAACAAGGTGATGAAGCTGCATTAGCTACATTAGTACAGGCTCAGAACGATATTGTAGCTCTTCGTGCTGCATTAGAAGGGGCGGGTTCTGAAGTTGGTAGAGCACTGAGATACATTCAGAATATACAGAAAGCACAACAAGAGAACAAACTAATTAACAGTGTCTTCGGAGTTGGTCCATGCTAAAGGTCAGTGATAATTGTAAGAAGTTCCTTCAAGACTTTGCTAGGATGCAGTTAGACGCTAGAGCATCAGGATTGACTAGTGAAGCTAATAAGCTATCTTCAGATGTAGTAAAGCTTGTATCTTCTAATCCTACATTAGCTAAGAAGATGCAGGAGTATTATGTAAATAGTCTAATCTCTGGTTTAGGTACACCTGTTGTTAACGTATATTCTGCTTTCTTTAAAGGTGCTATTGCTCCTTGGGAGCGAATGATTGAATCTGTAGTTGAACGTGGTGTTGAAGGTAAAACTATCCGTGAAGGTTTATCAATGTTTCCTGCTCTGGTGACATCGTTCGCTGAAGCGTGGAGGTTTGCTGGTAGAGGTTTTCTTAACGGTGCTCCACTAGACTTAACCTACGCTGTTGGTTCTAAAGATGTTAATAAGTTTTTAGAGAATTTTAGGACTAAAGCAATCGGTACAGGTAAGATTACCACTAATGCTGATGGTACGGTAACTTACGTTGAGCCATCTAAACCCGCTGAAGCACTTGGTGAACTTGTTCGTTTACCTACCAGGGTATCTGTAGCAGTAGATGAATTCTCTAAAGCATTCTTCCGTAGAATGGAAATCAATGCATTGAAGTATCGATATGCTTATGGAATGAGTGATGATCAGTTCCGTAAGATAAACATGAGAGATAATCTTGACGCAACCCCTGAAGAGATTGCTGCTGCTAGACAGGCATTAGTATCTAAATTACAAGCTATAGATTTCCAGGATGAAAACTGGATGACTAAAATGCGGTTAGCTGGTCTTGAAAGAGAAGCAGCGTCTATTACTCAGTTTGCTAAAGAGAATACATTTCAAGCAGATCTAGGTAAGGTAGGTAATACACTAACAAAACTAAGGAACGACTATCCTTTGTTGTCTTTTGTCATACCGTTTATTAAGACACCAATCAACATCACTAAAGATTTCTTTAGGTACACACCAGGAAGTGCTTTAGCTTATGCCGGTACAGATAAGTTTTCTAATGTTGTAGCAAAGAACTTAATGGGATTAGCTACGATATCAAGCATTATTGGTCTGTATGAATCAGACACAATAACTGGTCATCATAGTGATAAAGAAAGAGCTACCAAAGAAGCTGCTGGTATACCTGAGATGTCTATCAAAATAGGTAATCAATGGTATGACTACTCAAGAATTGAACCTGTATCATCGACACTTGGTTTTACTTTAGATGTAATGTCACGTTATAAAGATTTAGTTCGTGAGGGAAAAGACGCTGAAGCTAACAAGTTGTTATCTGGTTTTATGTCAGTGATGCGTGACAACTTAGTTGAGAAAACATTCTTAGCTGGTATAGCTAACTTTGTTATGGCTGCAACAGACGCAGAACGATATGGTCCACAGATTCTAAACAATACAGTTGGTTCATTGGTACCTGCTGTTGTAGGCTCTGTAGCACGTCTACAAGACCCTGTTAATAAAGAAGTAGATAGTGCTATTGCTTCGTTAAAGAATCGTATCCCAGGATTAAGAGAAGAGTTACCAACGAAGTTTGATATTCTTGGTCAACCTAAGACTGTAGCGCCTGGACAAGTGCTTGGTTTAGCTTCGAGAGAGGCTGAACAGACACCAGTACAGAAGTTGCTTGATAACCCGTATGTAAATATTCGTCCAGTGACTAAGAGATTGTATGGTATGGAATTAGATGCTGAACAGCTTAGTCGCTTACGTCAGCTCACTGGTGAGGCTGTAGAGCGAACACTAGCACCTCGAGTTGATGCTTTGAATCGTATTGAAGATCCTAGAGTAAGAGCAGCAAGGATTGAGAAGATTGTAGAAAAAGCTAGAGAAGCTGGGCGTAAACAGTTTATGTCAGAGAATATCAGAAACCCTGAATTCAGAGATGCTTTTGTTAAGTATCGTCAAGAGCAACGAGGTGTCTTTAAAGAAGAACTACCCAGGTTTGATGTAGGGAGATAATGATGTTTGAACTCATTGGTGCTCTGATTGGTGGTGTCTTTCGTCTTGCTCCAGAGCTTCTTAAGATATTAGATAGGAAGTTTGAAAGAGAGCACGAACTGAAGAAGTTAGATGTTGAAGTCTCTATCGCTAAGATGCAAGCAGAGTTTGCTCTACAGCAGGGACATCAACGTCTACAAGAGCATGAATTAGATGCTATCGGTGAAGCATTCAAACAACAAGCAGAGTCTGACAGTAAGGCTTGGAAGTGGGTAGCATCACTATCTGCTTTGGTTAGACCAGCAGTGACGTACTGGTTTGTAGCTTTCTATTCAGTTGTCAAAGCTGCTGGACTATATCTAGCTTTTCTTCAGGATGGTTCTTGGACAGCAGTGTTGTTGTCAGGATGGACTGACTACGATGAAGGTATGCTGTCATTGATTCTAACTTTTTGGTTTGTTGGTAGGGTATGGGAATCAAAGAAGT